GACATTTTCGAGAGCGGAACGTTGATCGCGAATTGATTGCCGGTGATGACGATCTTGCCGCCGGTCTGATCGTCGTCGGGATTATTGGTGATGCTGATGAGCGCGGTCACCTCCTCGACGGCATGGCGCATTTCGAGCGCAAAATGGATGCCGTCGAGCAAAATCGGATTGTTGGCGAGATCGTAGTACGCGAGCGCGTCCAGCCAGTCCTCGTTGGTGAACACCTCGATGGTCAGATCGACGCGAGGGATCGAAAGAAGCTGGGTCGTCATCGCGTCACCGCCAGATGATGGCCATCATGTTGATGTTGGTCGGCCGCGTCTCGTTTCCGCCGGTAGACTGCGTTCCCAGCGCGCTGCCGCTCACCTTGATGTTCGTGATCTTGTTGACGTAGTCGAATTGACCCTGACCAACCTGCAACTGGGTGCCTACCCCACCGCCCCACGGCGGGCCGTGAAGGCCGGGGAACGGCCCCATCGAAACATCGTGCCCGCTCGTCGTGTCCCAGCCCTGCGCTGGATTCGTCGGACGCCCGGCCACCATTGGTCCGCCAAAATCAAGATCGAGCATTCCGCCGCTTATGGCCGCGTGGGAGTGACTTCTTACGGCATCAGTCTGCTTGGTGCCGACATGATCGCCCGCCGTCCCATCGCCGCGATCCGTGCGCGTGTTCGCGTCAGGATCGACACCGCTGCCGTGTGACCAGCCGCGAATGAACTGTCCCCGGAAATCGGGCACGTTGAAGGTGTTTGGATCGGGCGATCCGTAACGCGTCCCGATGATGCCGAACAGTCGCGCATCATTCACGCGCGACAGCGCCTGTCCGTTGCACTCGTATGCACCGGCTGGCGGCGTATCGGTTGGCCAGAGGTCGATTGTCCCCGGCACGCCGGTCGTCGGCGGCGGCGGGCCGCCACCACCCCCGCCGTTGATGCGGCAGAGAAGTTGAAGCTTCGTGCCGTCGAACACGCAGAAGATCAGGCCGCCGGTGATGATATCGCCAGCCGCAAGCTGGCTCTGATCAGGCCAGATAAGTTGGACGGCGGGGAGCGCATCCATTTTCACCGACACCGGGCCGGTGTTCGTGTTCATCACCTTGATGAGGTATGGATCGCCTGCCGATTGCAGCGTGATGTGCGGATTGAAAATTCCGACAATGGCGTTGGCCGCTCCGGTGTCGGTCGAAAATGGAATCTTCAGCGTGAAATTGTTGACGGTCGTGTCGGATTGGAATCCGAGGAAGTTGATCATCTGCCAATACGCGCCGTCGAATACGAAAGCGGCGATTTGGCCAGACCGAAGGTCGCCAGAGTTGATGTCAGCACCGGTCGCGCGCTTAATCGCGTGCGCGCCAAGCCCACAGATATTGAGGGTCGATGCCCCGGTGTTGGCGTTGCCGATCTTGATTGCAACTGTCATGCCGACATAAAGCTGGGTCGGGACCGGCGTGATTGAAGCGGAATAGACATTCGCCGAACCGGTATCGACGCCGTATTCCTGAATCCACGGCGCGATCTGCAACGCCTGCCAAAGCTGCGTGAGGTCAGTATCGGTCGGCGTCAACCCGCAACCGGTGATGCACTGTACGAGTTCGCGCATCGGCTGCTCGAACGCGGCGGCCGGTGGGATTGAGCCAGCGCGACCGACGCTAGGGTCGCCGTTGATGTATGGCGCGTTTGCGTCGAGGACGCCGTATGGCTGTTGATACTTCATTGATCTCTATCCCGTCAGCCGTAGGAGATTGTGCCGACAATCGGCATGTAGCCGTTGGAAGGCATCACGGTGTTTTCGTATTCGAGGTCGAAGTGATCGACGCCCCCGGCTTGCGAGATCGCTTCGGAAATCCACGACCGATAGATTTCCTGGCCGGGCGAAGCGCGCTCCATGAACATCGCTTCGACTGCCTGCTCGATGTTCGCGCGTGTTGCCTCGTCGTCGGTGGCGAGGTTGATGATCTTGAAGTTGATCGGGAACCGCAGCGGCGCGACGACGAAGAAATCCTTCACGGTGACAGGTCGCATGCGGTCGAGATGTGTGGTGAGCGCCTGCACATCCTCATCCAGCGGGAAGCCGTCATTCTCGACGGCGCGAAGGTCGTCACACATGAAGCGCACCGTCACGGTGCCGATGCCCATTTCGAGCGGGTAGCACCATGCGCGGGTGACGCCCGGCAGCATCAGCGACCAGTGGACGTAGTCCTCGGCATCGCCGCCCATCGGAGGGGCCTGAATTCGCTCAAGCACGCGGGCGCGTAGCTCTTCGTCGGTTTCCTGATCGGTGCCACCTTGCAGAAGCTCGACGGCAGCGGTGGAATCGATCTGTGGCGGCGGCGCTGCTACGAACGTGAGCGAGGTGCCGGGATCGAGATTGCCGACCACGCCAGGATCAAGCGCGCGGATTGGTATTGGCGTCGGTTGGTCGGTGACGATGGTATCGGTCAGCGTCTCGAATAGCGTCGCGCCGTAGGATAGTTGCGTCGCCACCGGCACGACCGCGCCACCTAGCGGCCCGGTGAATATGGCGGTGCCGACCGAAGGCGTGGCAAGTTTGCGACCGGTCGAGCCGTCCGCATTGACGAGCCAGATAAAGGCATGACGGTCGAGCCACACTGTCTCGCTGGTATCTGGCATCAGTTGCAGCGCAAGCCAGTCGATGTACTGCAAAACTAAATGACAAAGCGCGCCTTGATTATCGCTTAGAACCCGCAGCACGCTGTTCGGAACGTTCGCGTCCGCGCCCGGCAACGAGCCGCGTATAAGATCGCGAACCTGACTACGTACTGCGCTGAGCGTTGGCGTCTGCCATGGCATCCCTTATTCCTCGATGATGTCGTCCCAGAGGATTTGATAAGCGAGTTCGACTGCGGTCAGCGGCCCGCGATAGAGCCGTATAAGCGCAGTGATGCGCTGCGTATCGACACGCTGGACGATGACTTCCATTCCCGACGCAATGCGCAGATCGATGAACGGTTGGAGAGCCTCGCGGATGTAGAACTGGATGCGCACGAGGGTCGAACCGCGCGCCGCTTCGACGCCGGTGATCTTCTCGCGCGAGAGCAGCCAGAGATGCGATCCGATGGGCCACGCACCGCGCCAAATAAGCCGCGCGTCGAGATCGCCCCACCAGCCCCGGCGATCCGTCGAATCCGGATCGGGCAAGATATCGTCGGTGCTGGCAAGGCGATCCGTTCCGAGCGCGACGATTACCGCTGTCGCAAGCGCCTCGGAATCGTCAAGCGTGCCGTCGCCCAGAAGAAGCCAATCGACCGAGACTTCGGTCTGGTATGGAAACTCGCCCTGTTGGACGAGACGGACATCGGCCACTCAGCGGCTCACAAGGCTCGCGATCATCGTCGGCCCGCGCTCTGTGATCAGCGCGTAGTTCGCGCCGAGCGAAATGCCGAGCAGCAGCATGAGCGCAGGCACGAGGGGCGGTATCAGCCTTGAGCGTGGCCTGAATCGCTCAAGTACATTCGACATTTCCGTTTCGAGTTCGAGCGCCACCATGCTGCCGTCGATTTTGCCGTAGACGTTTTGCGCTACACCAGCCTCGGTGAGTACGCGCGCAAACTTGTGCTTGTCGGCATTGCCGCCGAGATACGTTTTCTTTTCCTTGCAATGAACGTAGCTGTCCTTGTCCTCAAGCATCAGATGGGATTCCTTGCCGGACAAGCGCGTGGCGTCCTTGGTCACGTCAACGTAGCGGTAGGATTTGTCCACGCCTTGTTTGTAGATCGGCTTCTGTCCTTTCTGCTGCTTGCCGCTTTGGCTGGTGCCGTCGCCCTTGCCGGTCGAGCTACCGCTGCCACCGCCGCCGCTTGGATCAGTGCCGCCACCGCCGCCCTCTCCAGCGAGCGCAGATGCGCCACCGCCGCTAGAACCGCCAGAGCCGCCACCCTGCTGTTGATTCTGCTGCTTATCGACAAGCTGCATGCGCACCGTCTTTTCGGTCTGCGCACTCCAAAAGCCGCCGTCTGTCGTCATGTGAAACTGTTGGCCGTCGTCCTTGCCGCGATACATCGCGGTGTCGCCCTTCTCCATTCCCCACAGGCGATGCCGCCGGTCATCCATCACGGGGCACACCGGAAACGAGCGATTGCCGCCCATGAACTGCACGAAGCCCTCGGCGCCATCACTGACAGACCCGTCCTGGCCCTTGTCGGCGTCATGAACCACGGAAGTGAAACCATAGTTTTGTGGACTCTCGACACCGCCCCGCGACTCGCCCTTCATGAAATTGCCCTTCATCTCCTGCATGAATTTGGAGTCGTCGGCCTCGTGGATTACCGAGCGCGAGCCACCGGAGTAGTAGGAGCGGAACGAGGTGTGGGCGGGCGTAGCGTTATGCATGATCCTTTCTCCTTGCTAGTCTGTGCTTGGCAATTTGTCGGGCGGTGTCGTTGTTGGTGGCAATGGTGTTGGCGCCACCGTTGTGGGCTGCGGGGCGGTCGGATTCGTCACGTCCAAGTCGTTGCCGTCGTTCAGCGCCCAGGGCGGAACGAGTTCAAGCTCGGTCAGCGTCCCGCTTTTTGAATCTTGGGTAAACGTTGCGGTCTTGATCGCCATGTACATGTCGAGCATCGCCATTGGCGAATAGACGCTGACCAGCGAACCAGCGCGCCATAGATCGTGTGTGCGTGGATTCGGCGCGGCACCCTTCATCAATCGACCCGGCATCATCCAACCTTGCACGGTGATGTGGACGCGTATGATCGTGCCGTTGTGCCACTTCGCTTCATTCTGGGCGCGCTTTTGCAGTTCAGCCTTACTCCATACTGGCTGTTCTGCCGGTGTAAGGATCGGGCTGTACCGTCTCAGCGCACCCATCGCTTCAGCATCCATTTCAGATGCCGTTGGTCCACTATTGTCGTTGCTCGCACCGGTCTGCCCATGCACGAGATACTTTGAATAAATCTCCGCTTCGGATATCAGGGCTTGGCATTTCAGGATGTTGATTCCTTCGACTAGCTCGGCGACGGCCGGTTCGCTGTGATCGCCAATCAGCAGCAAATTTCCATGATGGTCGCTGCCGAGAATGACGCCGCGCGGGCGCGCGAGCCGCTCGATGAAATGCCCGATTGGTTCGCCAATGCCGACTTGCAACTGCTTGAATGGCGTTGGATCGACATTGCCAATCGGCAGAAACGCAACGCCGGTTGGGGCAGCGACTTCGTTCGCGACTTGCTGCAAATTCTTGCCGTCGAAATTCCCGGTCGGATGAATCACGCTGGCGCGGGCGGCATAGAATTGGACGCCCACGCCCTGCAGCATGACGCCCTTGTTTCCTTTGTCGTAGGCAGTCTGCCGTTCGTAGATGACGCCGGTTACAGCGAGGTTGTCGCCGAGATAAATCGCAGCCGGGTCGCCCGGCTTGATCTGCAGTAGCTGCCAGTTCGCGGGCGGCGGCTGATCGGGCACCTCTACGATATCAGCCGTCGTAAAGCGGAAGAGGGGATAGTTCTCGGCCCAACGATGCTGGACCCAAACCGATTCCCAGTTGTCGAACCGGAATCCACCGACGACGATGGTCGCTACCTCATCGCGATTAGGCATGGGCGGCGGGCTATCCCGAGAGCGCGCGTCCGGTCATCCGCATGAACGCTGGATGCACGGTCTTGTTTTCGACGCGCAATTCGTCGGCGCGGCTCGCGTCCGCGTAGAGCCGATGAGCCATCACGATGCTCGCCATCGATTTAGCGAATATGAACTTGAGCATCATCGGTAACGGCCGCGCCGTGCTGGTGAGAAATCCGTTGAGCGCCGCATGCAAGGCAACAATGACCTGGAATGTTGCCTGATCCATTTGATCGGCGGCGGTTTCTTCGACGCCTGCATACATGGTGTTGATATTTGCCTGCAGCGCCTCGACGTCAGAGCGGGTGACAAAGGTCGTGGCCGCGATCACCTTCGCCTCTGTTGCGAGACAGAGCCGCACGATGCAATCCCGGATCAGAACAGCACCGAGCAATACCGGCGTTTCGGCGAGCGTCTGATTGCGCACCACGGCAAGCTGCGGCTGGGTCGCCAAGTTCTGCAGCGCGAGCGCGAAGCAGTTAACGAGCGGTGCTCCTGCAGTGTTGGTCTGCAAAAGCGTCTCGGCGTTGGCGGAAAGACGACCACATGCGACGCGGAGATCAGAACCGGTTCGCCCGGTCGCTGGCACAACACGCACGAGCGCGTCGAGACTGCGCTGCATGATGGCAGCGGCCTCTTGTGCAGTCTTCTTATCCATCAGCCCGGCCCCGGAATATTGCCCGCGCCTATCGCGTGAAGGCGCAGCATTTCATCGACATTGTCCATGACGGTCTTCATCTGATCGCGGAGATCATTCGCCGTCTGGGCGAGCATGCCTGCCGGGTTGTCAATCGTCTGATCTGGCACGCCATACTCAA